CCACCTACCTGGGCAGTCTTTATCAAACGACGGACATAAAAGAGGACCACCAAATGCACCAAGGGCAGACAGAAGAGCACAAACAACAAGAGCATAAATGATAATTTTAGTCATAATTATACCCAGTTAAGATATAATTATTTAGAGTTATCTATACTTTTATAATAAGATTCAATAAAAACTTGAGACTCATTGAGTTTTAAAGTTAGCTGCCTATAGTTAGATTTGGGCTTCTTTTCTTTTTTGGGTTTGGGTTCTTTGGGTAATTTACTCTTTGGTATTCTAGGAAACTTGGGTAAATTGGGTTGACGATATTTTTCTCTTTTCTGTGGTTCTGGAACTGGCTCTGGTTTAGGCTGGGGTTCAGTTTCTGATTTAGGTTTTATTGTCTTAGGTTTACCCATGGACATATTCCAAACTCCTCTGTCAGAAGAATAAGAACTTCTACGAGGAGGAGATTTTACATCAGGAGCAGTAGTGGTTCGTCTATCCGTTGTTCTTCGTGGATTATCAAATGCTTCTTTAAATGTTTTCATTTCTTATTTAGTTTCGGGTAGGCCAGTGTGTTTGGTTTTTGCAAACTTACGAATTTCTGAAGTAGATACACCATCAACAATATTCAGAACTTCTTTACTGACTTTTGAACGAGGAACTTCTCCACGTTTGACAGCCAGTGCCAGACCGAACAATTGTTGTTGTGACTGACTTACTGCCTTCTCAGAAATATAATATTTGCGAAGGTCTGTAAGATCATAATCATTGAGATCATAACCTTCAGATACAAGATCATCAATCCATTCTTGGAATCCAGAATCCAGAATACAATCACTAAGATGTTCTTTGATAATATTAAAATTCATGGGAGAGAATTTTCTTCGGCTCACATGAGATTCATACAAACCGTCATCCATAGAATCAAGAAGATATTCATAAAAAGAAAAACTACCAACTTCTTCGATAATATCAACAACATCTTTACCACTGTACCCCAATTCATTAAAATGATCAACGACGAATTCCAGAACAACTGCAAGATGTGTCTTCTGAAGTCGCTGAATATTTTCTTGAATTGTCGGACCAACCACAATTTTGTTGTTAACCTTCTTTTCCTTTACCTGGCCATTGATTTGTTTGGTTGTTTCGGCCGGATCATCAATAGAGGGATCTACAACTTGAGCGCTAGGATCTTTACCTAATTGCTCATAAAGTTCAGATCTCCAATCGGAATAAGAGAATGATTCTTTATGGGGCTTTTTCTTTTTGTTTTCTGATTCATCTTCATCTTCATCTTCATATTCATCCTTGATCTTATTATCTTTTACTCCAGCATATTCATCGGCATCATCTTCAACTTTTCCATCACCATCCCAATCTTTCTTTGCTCTCTTACCAGTTTTTTTATAAAGATGCTCATAATCTTCACCGGCATCTTTGTCTTCCATTAGATCAACTGCACCGGGAAGAAGTAGTCTGTTGGTAATCATTTGTATTATTTTTTACTGATAAAAGTATTTATGAATATACACTTCTTTCATAATGCTCAAGGAGTTTATGTGCCCTATTTAGATTAGAATATTTTCGTTTGTACTGTGTAAACCTTCGTTTTGGTTGAGTCCATTCTGCCACATCTTTAATCCATGACTTAAACATAATATCACTTTCTGTAATACAGATCAAATAATTAGGACCCCTTCTCTTGATTTTTCCCACCAGACCAGTATTCATATTTTCAACTAAATCACCAACTTGATAAATGTCACCCTTGTAATATGCTTCTCTTAGTCCAGTGGGATCGAGCTTTGGGGCATATTGCCACATCTCCACTAATCGTCCTGATTTTTCTCCTTTAGAAACTTCTGCTTCCTTGGATGTTCCGGCAAGAATTCGTTGAACGGCAAAGAACATGGCACGAATAACTTTCGGATCAACATTTTTCGGCATACCTGCCTGGAATGTCGGAAAATCATCTTCAACAGCTGCTCGTCTCATTCTAGATGCAGACTCACCTTCGGCAGTTAAAGAATCTGGATCTTTATCACGACTGGGTATGACATTGATTTCTTCAAAATTATAAAGATTACCATTTTGTTCGGCAGCCAATCTATCAAATTCGGAAACTCTATCAGATCCAACAATAATATTCACAGAATCAAACCCATCATCCTGTGCCATAACTAGCACATCAAAGATAGTTTTGGCATCATCATCATTAATGATATTATCTTTATAATTGGGAAATAATTTCCTCATGTACTTTACCTTCTGATCTGGATTCAATGGATTCTTAGTTGAATCAACAGTTCGTGAAGGATAAATTCTAAATTCAGAACCGGCAGCAATTTCAAATGCCTGATCAATTAATCTTTTATGAGCAATTGTAGGTGGATTGAATCTACCAAATACAACAGTTAGAACATTAGGCTGATCCTGTTTTTCTGGTTTCGGCTGCTCCTTGACCTTCTGGGGCAATGGGCGCTCTGTGGGCGGAGCTAGTTTAGTCTGCGGCGGCGTTTCCTTCTTTTGTGGTTTTGGTTGCTGAGTTGGCTCCTCTGGCGTTGGTGACTTTTTGCGAATCATTTCCAGATCACCCCGAACAGTTCGGGCAACGATGTTACCACTACGATCCAGCCAGTTGCCATGAGAATCAGAAGACAACCCGAGTCGATATGCCTTCTCTGCAGCTCGGGATCCTCGATATTCTAGTATAAATTGTTTATACGTTTTCATATTATAACTTTTTTATTATTTATTGGTAAACCTACGAGTTGTAGAACCACCTTGAGATCTCTGACGATCACCTCTAGTATATGTGTGCTGTTGTCTAGTATCAGAAGGTTCAGTTGGATTTACATAATCTGGATTGGTTCCTGGAGTTCTGGCTGTTCTAATGGGATCCCTTGGCTTACTTGCACCTCCACCAACCCATGTACTGGGGCCTCTAGCAACTGATACCGGAGTTCTAGGCGTTGGTGATGCCTCACGCCCCAGCATATCAGCCAGAACCTTCTCCCCGGCACTTCGTATAGCCTGCTCACGAGAAGAAGTCTGCATTGTTTCTCGTCTTTGCCTCAGTTCTTGCTTTCTCTGTTGCCTCAACTCTGGTACTCTTTCGGTTGCAGATACTCTAGATTGAGATGCCAATTCAGAATGTCTCTGTCGTAATGACTGTAATCTAGAATCATTTGGATTTCTTTGTTCTATATCTTGAATCTGTCTGCGCAATTGTGCAAGTTGGGCAGAACTCTCTAAAATATAATCATAAAATTCTTTACTGGCACAATTTAGAATTTTTTGAGCAGTCCTTTCATCCGATGCATAATTATTTTCTACTAGAAAAAGTGTTAATTTGCTATACATGTCCATCAACTACTGATAATAGTATTTATGAATAGCCAATATTTATGCAATAAAAAAGGGGAGCGACTCCCCTGTACTTTCTATTTAGAGATCACCTGGTTTCCGATTCTCTGATCTATAAACACTAAATGTTCCTTCTGGATATCGTTTTGAAAGTTTTTCATAATTAGCCTGCATAATATCATCAAAGGTAACGTCCATGGCAATACAAAATTGTGTAATGTAGAATAAACAATCTGAAACCTCAAGTAGTAAATGGCCCTTGGCGCTTTCATCAAAGTTCTTACCTTGAAGAAGACATTTTTTAACAATTTCAACTGCCTCTCCGAGTTCAGCCGATGCACCAAGAGCAAATGTCAGAAGATTCGTCAGTTTAACTCCTTCACCATCTAATTCCTTCATTCTATCAATTAGACAGTTAATGTCTGTACTTGCCGGACTCGTAACACTTCGTACAAAGTCAATATATTTTTCTTGATCAATATTTTTCTCGTTTGACATTTGATTCTCCATTAGATAAACTGTCTAAATTTTGATTTGAGGTTGTCAGATGCATCCTCTGGTCCATTATACTCGGTTTCCTTGGCTCCGTCAAGGATGTTTTCCTGAGCAGTCTGTTCTACATCATAAAATCTCATTTTCGGTCGATCAATACCAACAACAAACTTCTTATACCGATTCACATCACCATAACGATTCTTCAACTGTTTGAACATAATCTGTCCCATTTGTTCCATTTCTTCGGTACTGATCATGGCAAACATTAGATCTGCAGTATATACAATACCCACAGAATCACTTGTATTAGTAAGATCTGGATCCGTATTATATCCACCGCTACGATTAAACTGAACAGCAGAAAATACTGGAACATTATACTCGACTGCCAGTCCTCTTACTTCCTCGGCAATGGATTTCACATAAGAATATGAGTTGGGACTGCTATTAATCTTGACTCGACTAGATGCACATATATTCAAATAATCAATCATAATAATATCAGGTTTAAATGACTTCTTTAGGGCCAGGTCATTTAGAAGAGACCTAAAATGGCCAGAATGAGCCGAAGAAGTTGGATATTCTTTAATGACAAGTGTACCCTGAGTCTTCTGAGCAATGGAACGAATTTTGTTATCAAAAGTGGATTTAGGAAGATTCTTGATCTCATTAATATCCACATTCATAAGATTGGCATCAATTCTTCGGGCAATCTCTTCTTCTGACATTTCAAGAGTGATATAAAGAACATTCTTGTTTTCTGTCAGAAGTGTTGCGGCATAATGGCAAAGAAATAAACTCTTACCAACCCCAGAAAATGCAATCACGATGGATAATGTCTTAGGGCTAATTCCCCCATTCGTAATCTTATCAAGATATTCAAGATGAAATGGAAGTTTGAGTTCTTTTCTATGATAAAACTCATAACGTTCTGATGCATCCATAACATAATCATGGCCAACATGAGTATCAAAGCTGACGGCAAGAGCATCAGACAGAATGGACGGAATTGCATCCGGTCCCTTTTCCTTATTCTTGCCATCGGCAATTTCAATTGACTTCATAAGAGCCAGAAGAACGGCCCGATCCTTACACCATTTCTCGGTTGTATTCACGAGCCAGTTAAGTTCAACCGGATCCGAAGTCAATGAATTCAGCTTTGATTGAACATCTTTATATGATGTTTCGGTTAGATCTGTTCGTTTCTCAATTTCAATGGAAAGAGATTCTTTTGTTGGTAGATGATTATATTCATCAACAAATGAATATATCTCTTGGAAAATCACTCTTTCTGCGAAATCTTTGAAGTATTCTTGCCTAATGAAAGGAAGAACCTTTCTCATGTATTCCTCATTATAGAGCAAATTCCTTAGAACTAGAAATTCATTCTTCTCCATCCAGATCCTCTTCTTCAGTTTCTTCTGCTTCGTCAATCACAAGGGTAGATCCATAGCAGAATTTTTGTTTGGCATATTCATCAAGTTTCTCTATAATCTCTTGAGTAAAGAAAGTCTCCGGGCGGTCAACAATATCTGCCTTGGAATATCGTTTACCATCACAAGAATAAGTTCTCATGTTTTCTCTCTTAATGAAACCACATTCAACGGCAAGTTCAAATAGGCCATAATAACGATCAAGTCCACGATCATCATAAAACAAACGAACATGCACCTCTCTATTTTCCTTACTCAGTCGAGACTTCACGGTTCGGAATTTCAATAGAACACCAACAACATCAGACCCATCTTTTTCTTTTGTTTTTGAAATGTATATGATACTTGATGCTGCATATTTCAGGCCCGAGTTATGGGTAACAACTCCATTTGAAAGAGTATAGTTTTCATACTCGTCTACAGAAATATCAAAAACATCTGCATTCTCTTTCTTAGTGATTGATTTGATTTTCAACATTGTTGATTCGTCCATTCCAAGACACATTCGCCTAACATAAATCCCTGCCTGCAGCTCTTTAGCTTCAACCCAAACACCACCAACGAAGAATTTATGCTCTGGCGTACACTGAACCTTAGTTCCATCTTCAAACTCAATTTCTAGAATTTCTTTGTTCTTGAAATGATGTGTCTGTAGAACCTGCCTCCATTCTCCTTCTTTTGTTAGAACAAAATCATCAGTAGTAACAGATTCAATAGCCTTATTTCCTTCCTTAGTGATAATCTGAGTTCCTGCAACCAGACAACCCGAACTCATTTCATCAGAAGAATACATACTCATCGTCTTATAAAGATGATTATTCACAATCATCGGAACACCAACTTCACCCAACTTTGATGTTAGCATTCGGAATGCGCCTTTTGTAAGTTGAGCCTTTGACATATCACGAGTATCTTTACCATCAAGGGCAGTACCGATCTCGTGATTGGTCGAGAGCATACCCAAAGAATCGAGCACAAGAATTAAAGGTTTGCGTTCGTCTTCTGGCTTCTTAGAATAAATATCAACAATTTGAAGGGCCTTAGAACGAAATTCCTCAACGGTAACTACATTAACAACCACAACTCGTTTAGTATCAATCCCCTTACTTTCAAGTAGAGTCTTTGTGATTGCAGATTCAGTATCAAAATAAACGCACATTCCTTCTGGATTATCTTTCAGAAAATTGTTTACGACAGAAAGCGCAATGAACGTTTTACCACAAGATTCTGGAGCTGCCAGGGCAGTGATTTTATTCTTGGCAATACCACCCATCAATGACCCAGACAGAAGGGCATTCAGAATATAACTCCCAGTATCAATAAACTCTTCGGATTCTTTAATATTTGATGCCAGAGTGGCATATTCTTTGCCGGCAGTTTTGATAACTTCTTTTAGAAAATCCATATTACTTTAAAAACGATGAAATTTTGATTCTTTTTTCTGTATCCCAACCAATCACATCCAAAATAGATTTTAGAGGGGACAGAAAGGTTTTTTGATATTGTGTTTCATAATCAACATATTTATGGAGACCGAATTCTGGAGGAAGCGTCTGAATGAACCCAATCACATCTTCATGAATGATGTTCGGCTCTTTAAGATAAACAAACTTGATCTTTTCTCCATTCTTAATTATTGAATACTTCCGATCTAGTTTGTGTTTGTTTACATAATGATTGTATAAAATAGCCGATCTAACCTGAATAGGACATCCCTTGGAGTAAAGTGTTTTTGGATTTGAATACTTATCAATCTCATTTACGGATTTGGGGAAGGCCACTTCTTCTGGAGATAAGTTAAAAAACTCCGCCTTTGTTTTCTTAATGAATTTAATCATATCCGATTCCGAGGCAGACATGATCAATTCAATGGCTTCCTTTAATTTAGTTCGACAATAACCAGGAGTTGACGATCTAATTGCCTCAACTCCGGTCATTGTTATATCCGGTTCATGATACCGAATACCCTCATTATCCCAGACATTTGCAATATATTTCTTTCGAGCCAGAAAAACAACTTTATCGCATATTTTCTCTCGCTTCATATGAAGCTTATTTTGTGGTGCCGATAGAATAGTTGATAGCTCAGTATAAGAATCATCTAAATAAGTTTGAATGCTCGTCGAAAAGAGCTTGTCTAGAAAATCAACTACCTCTAATTTTGTAGGCATTTTATTTTCAAAACACTTATCAACAACCGGCTTCATATTTAGAAAACAACTATCCGTATCCATATAGATCACATAATCCACATTTTCTGTTTTCAGAATATGGTTGAAGTATTCATTAAATTTCTTCTCGATCCAACGAATTGCAAGTTGACCAGTGAATGTCACTGCCTCGGCATTTCTAATATCATAAAATCTAAAATGTTGATTGCCAGTGGC